CACCAGCCAGGACCGGCGCCCCTGCCCGAACGCCATCATCTCCTCGACGGCCGCGCGCGTCAGCGCCTCCGTGTCCGCCGCCGCCTCGAGCGCGCCGGGTGCGAACTCGCCACCCCGCCGGGCGACACCGGCCACGTCGATCTCGCTCGCCGCCCGCTTGGAGATCAGCGGCGACAGCCAGCCGTCGTCGATCCCGGCGCCGACCCCGTAGCTGTAGACGACCTTGTCGAACAGCCGCCCGTCGCCCTTGTCCAGCCGCCCGCTATCGAGGCGGTACGGCGTGGCCGAGAAGCCGGCGACGCGCAGGTCCGGCCGCATCTCGCGCAGGTCCGTGAGCAGGCGCTGGTACATTCCCTCGCCGCCGTTGGGGACAAGGTGCGCCTCGTCGATCAGGACCAGGTCGCGCGGGCCCAGTTCACGGGCTTTCTTGTAGACGCTCTGAATGCCAGCGAAGGTGATGCGGTGGTGTGTGTCCCGGCGGCCCAGCCCGGCGCTGTAGATGCCGGCCGGCGCGTCGGGCCACAGACGGATCAGGGCGGTGAAGTCCTGAGAGACGAGCTCCCGAACGTGAACCAGGACCAGGACTCGCATGTCGGGGTACGTCGTCACCAGGTCGCGGATCATCGACGCGATGACGACGCTTTTCCCGAGTCCGGTGGCGAGGTCCACGAGGGGGTTTCCGCCCCCCTCACGCCAGTAGTCCATGACGGCGTCGACGGCCGCGGCCTGATACGGGCGAAGCTGGATCATGCGGCCCGCCCCATCGCCCAGCCGCCCCATTGCTCGGCCATCGCCGCGGCGATGCCGGGGAAGAAGCGCGAACGCTCCGCCCAGCGGTTCGGCCCCGGCGGCATACGGTGGACCCGCTGCTCACGGCCGGCGACGACGTTCGTGGGCGCCAGCGGCGGAAGGTTCTTCAGCCAGAGGCACGTCCGCTTCGTCTCGCCGTGGCCGAACTGCCAAGGCTGGATGCTCTGCGCCGGCTCGGCGTAGTTCCTGATCAGCGCCTTGGCGTGCCTGTGCATGACCGGGTTTTCGACAGCGACGCGCTCAATCGGTGCGTTCCAGAAGTCGGAGAACAGAGCCGCGCCGTCCTCAAGTTCGGCCCGCATGCTCTCCGTCGTGCGCCCCGGCGGCGGCGTGGACAGCCACCGGACGCCGCTGTTGCAGAGGCGGGTGCAAGGCGGGTGAGCGACCATGAGCAGGTCCCAACCGTCATTCAGGATCGCCCGTGCGTCGCCTCGAATGTGGCGGTTGCTGCCCTTCTCGTCGGGCAACAGGTCGCATGACCATGCGTCGTGTCCGCGGGCGAGGAATGCGTCGCGCACCGTGCCGCTGAATTCGCAGGCTACAAGCACCCTCACGCCCCACCCCCATCCCGCCAGACGGAGCCGTCGGCCATGCGGTAGGACACCCACTCGCCCGCCTCGTCGGCGTCGTCCTGCTCGCCGGGAATGAGGGCGGGGATGAACAGGTGGTTGGGACAGCCGGCCTCTTGGTCCTCGCGAGACAGGTCGCGCTTGTGGCGGTCGCAGGACCAGCGGCCGTCACCGTCCTGCTCCGGCGTTGCGTGCAGGCAGGTTCTGCAGCTTCGCAGCGGCATGGCGCCCAGGTGGCAGAGCGACAGGGCCGGGCAGAACTGACAGCCCCACGCCATCTTGGACTCGGGGTCCTCGTGCGCCTTGGTCGGCGGCACGGGCGAGGCGATGATCCGCTCGGCCTTGACCATGAGCGACAGGGACAGCGCCGGATCGTACTCGACGCGCTCGGTATAGATTTCGTCGTCGTTCTTGTTGACGGCCAGGTAGAGCGCGCGGGTCGTGCCGTGCAGGTGCATGTAGACTTGCATCTGCGCCATGTGGACGGGCTTGTGGCCGGCGACGCCCAGCCGCTTCAAGGCGGTGAAGGACTTGTGATTGTGCGTCTTGGCTTCGAGGACGTGGTCGGTCTTGGGCGCCTCGGGCACGCCGTAGGCGACGCCGTCCATGTGCCCGCCGCCGTGGCCCCATGCGAACGTCACGGCCAGTTGGCCGCCGGTCTGCGGGTCACGGTCCAGCACGTCGATCCCGGCCCGCCGAAGGTCGGCGATCAGCCGGTCCTCCTCGACGTGGCCGGTGTTGAACAGCCGCAGCTTGCGGCCGTCGAACACCTCGGGCTCGTGCGCCCAGCGGAACGAGTACCAGAGCTTGCGCTCGCACTCGTCGCCCAGGACGCTGGCGCCGACGTAGGTGCGGCGGCTGCGGTCCTGTTCGCGTTCCCAGCCCGACCAGATGGCGGCCGTGGTCAGCGGGACAATCTCGGGAAGGTCAGCCACGGGCGCCCTCCTCGATGTCCCGCGCGGCCACCAGCAGGCGGGCCTGCGCGCTGTGAATGTCGGACACGGTCACGCCGCGCAGCGGGGGCGGGGGCTCCATGTCTCGGTCGACGGCGTTCGCCAGCTTCTTGAGCATGTCGTCCAGCCACAGCGAGCGGCGCCGCAGGTGGAACGGGCCGTCCGCGTGGACCTTGGCCTCCTCGATCCAGCGATCGACGGCGGCGTTCATGGCCGGGAGATCGGAGACGGGCTCACCCATGGGCCACCCGCTTGACAGCGACGGCCAGCATGCGGTCGACGGCGGCCAGGGCGGCGACACCGGCCGGGCGGTTGCCACGCCGGAACGCGGCCTCGGCTTCTTCGATGCCGCTGATCAGGTCTTCGCAGAAGCCTAAATCAGCGGCTTGGCCGTCGTAGTGAGTCTCGTTGGCTGGTTGGTTGCCAGACAAGGCGGTAGCGTTCATCGTCACGGTCCTCGTGCGATGCTCTTGACAGAGCGTTGGATGGGAGCCCCGGCGGGCGAGGCCGTTGGAAGTCAGGCCCGCCGGGGAAGCAGGGCTAGCGGCTGCCCCAGGGTCGGGCCGTCGCAGCAGCGCCGGGGCCGCCAGCCGACGCGGCGACATGCGCGAACACGCCTCCGAACCCGGCCTGCTCGAAGGGCTTGAACGCCTTGACGGTGTTCTTGTCCTCGTAGCCGTCCTTGCCCTTCTCGACGCCGACGCGGATCATCAGCGGCTTGCCGTGCGCCTGCTCGGTGTTGGCCATGGACGGCAGGCCGAGCGCCCGGCACAGGTCGGCAAGCTCGCGCTGTCCGATGGCCTGCGCCTCGGCCGACTTGTTCTGCACGTTCATCCGCTTCCAGATGCGCCGGCGCTCGTACTGGCCGGACAGGATCTCGAAGGTGAACGAGACGATCGTGCCGGTCCCGTCCTTGGTCGGCGAGACGTCGGACTCGATGGCCTGCGCCGGTTGCCAGCCGTTGGGGATCAGGTCGAAGTCGCGGTCGCTCGGCGGCGCCGAAGCGGGGTCGAAGTTGGTTCCAAGGTCAGCCATCAGGCCGCCTCCTCTTTCTTGGCCGGGGCGGTCTCGCCGGCGGCCGGTTGCGGGAAGTAGGGGGCCAGGGCGGCGAAGCCCTTGCCCGGTTGGAACAACAGCTTGTCGGGCATGTTGTAGCGGTTGCCGGCCGTGTAGGCGGGCGAGCCCTCGCAGTAGATCCAGCGCGCGGCGCCGGTGCCGATGGCGCGCTCGCCGCCGAAGCTGGTCTTCTCCTTGAGGAGCGAGACGTCCTGCTTGACCAGCAGGATAGCGTCGACCTCGCGCTGCATCAGCGCCCGGACGTTCTTGTGCAGGTCGATGTCATAGCGGCTGTAGGACTGCGTCTGCGGATCGTCGAACCGCTCGATGCTGGCGTGAGCGATCAGGACCACGGCCATGCCGCGCTGACTGCGCAGCATGTTGATCGCGGTCAGGAACTCCTGCCAGATGGCGTCGGCGGCGACGTAGCCCTTGCCGTAGCCAGGCTGCTCGATGTTCTTCCAGCCGTTGCGCTTGCACGCCTCGGCGATGATCAGCTTCTCAAGCTCCGACAGACTGTCGACCACGAGCGTCGCGAAGGCGTGCGTCTCGTTGAACAGCGAGATCAGCGCCTCGTCGACTTCCGCGTAGGTTTGCAGGTGGCCGAACGAGTCGAGCTCGAGGCCGCCGCTTTCCCCCTGCTCGGTTTGCAGGAACACGGGCGCCGGGAACTCGGACGCCAGGGTTGTCTTCCCCATCTTCGGGGGTCCGTAGATCAGGACGCGAGGCGGCTGATCCACCTTCACTTTCCTGAGACTTGCAATCGAAATGGCCACGTCAGCCTTCCCCTTCGTTCGGCGCGTCAAGGAACCAGCCGCCGCTCGCGCCGTCAGCGTGCAGCCGGTATTTCACGGAGAAGTCGCAGGCCCGCATGATGGCGAGGCGGACGATGTTCTCGGGTGTTTTCGGGGCCCAGGCTGTGCAGAAGGCCAGAACCTTGGAGTCGTCCTCGATCACGCCGATCTTCACGATCAGGTCGAACAGCGCCTTGACGCGGTTATCCAGATCGGAGCCGACGCCCTGACGATCGACGCACAGGACGATCACGACAGCGCCGCGCACGACTCCGGGCTTTTGCAGCCGGACCGCGTTGCGGGCGTTGGCGAACCACGCGCTGTAGTCCTTGGTCTTCACCCGCCCGCGCCCCGGCAGGTTCCGGTAGAGCGAATTGACGGACGGCGGCACGGGCACATGCAGCGCCTGGAAGTCGGTTTCCCGCTTGCCTGCCGTCCTCTGAGCCGCCCCCCGGACCATGTGATCAGTCCGCCGTCAGCAGTTCGCGCGGCGTCACAAGGCCGCCGGACCACTTCTCGATGTGGCAGGCCAGCCGCAGGGACGGCTCGCGCAGGCCGCGGCGAATCGTCGAGACATACGGCCGGTCAATGCCAAGCTCGGCAGCCGCCGCCTTGTCCTTGATGCCCTTGTCGGTCATGTATTGTTGAAGCTTCATCGCCGCCCCTTGGATGTGTCTGATGGTCAGAGTGACCATGTGCCACATTCGCGTCAAGGGGGTATCTTGTGGCAATCAGTCACACACTGTGGCGTCGTGTCGTGGTAGGCTCTCAAGGGGGGACCTGACCATGACCAACAGGCTGAAGCCGGAGCGCCCGCGACACTTCATCAGGGAGTGGCGCAAGCACCGCGGGCTGACCCAGGAGCAATTCAGCGAGCGCATCGGGCTCGAACGATCGTACATTTCCATGATCGAGACGGGTCGCCGGCGGTATGACCAGCCGTTCCTTGAGCGCGCGGCAGAGGAACTACGCTGCTCGCCGGCTGACCTGATCATGCGCAACCCGACCGACCCGGACGGGCTATGGTCGATCTACGACGGCCTGTCGGCGCCGCAACGCAAGCAGGCCGTCCAACTGCTGCGCGTCCTGATCGGCGGCAAGGCGGCCGGCGAATGACCCCGTTTCAGCGCCGCATGTGGATCTACCGCGGGATCGCCCTGCTTCTGCTGCTCATGATTCTCGCCCCCATGGCCTGGCTGTAGGCAAAAGCACGTTGTGACACAGCGTGACGCTTCGCTCTTGACATAGTGTGACGGTATGTCACCTTTGCCGCCTATTGGGAGGACGGCAAGGAAGACGCCATGACCAAGGAACTAGAGGCAAGAGAGAGGGTCCGCCGGCTCCTTCGAATTTCGATGCGGCCGGAGGCGTAGTGGACGCCAGCGACTATCCGGGCAATCCGCTCAATGTTTTCTGCGACGACTTCGCCCCGACCGACACGTTCAATCTCGCCATCGAGCGAGGCCTTGTGGCCGTCTCGCACGACAGTGACAGCGATCAAAGCACCGCGCGGATAACAGAAGCCCTCCGCGCCGCCATCACCAAGGACCCCACACCGTGACAGAGACAGAGAAGCTGGTTGCGTTCATCGAGCGAAACACGCGGCGGGGCCGCAACGGAGCCTACATCGCCGACGTCAGTGCGTTCGCCGAAGCCCTCACAGCCTGGAACACCCGCCCCTCAGTGGTCCCCGATAGGGAGGGGGTGGCGAGGATCGTTTTCGAGGCGATGTATTGGGCCAGTCGCAACCCGCACGCTGACGCTGTTCAAGTTGCTATTCGTGAAGGTGTAGCCGCCGACGCCATCCTCTCCCTTCTCGGAGGTGGCGGGGTTCCGGCTGGGTGGCAACCTATCGAGACGGCTCCGAAGGACGGGAGCCCGTTTTTGGGATTTGAACGCCAAGGCGTTCACCCCGGAGACTACGCCGTATGCCGGTGGTCCCTGACGCGGGGCTTTGTCGGCGACCAGATTGGCGAACCCACCCACTGGATACCCCTGCCCGACGCCCCAGCCTCTACGGTGGAGGGGTAGATGGAAGATCAGAAGGCATCCCGGAGTAGCCCAGCGGGCGCGCTTCATGGGCGCGCCACAGAGGGCGGCGTCAAGCTGCAGTGCGCAGTCGGCAACGATCCGGCGCACGTCTGGTGTCGCCCCTGTGTCGGCATGGGTCAGTGCGCGAGGCTGAGGCCCATGCCGGGGCCGGACGTGTTTACCTTCCAGCCCCTCACCGGGAGGCCCCTTAGCATAGATCAGGAGTCTGCGCTCGCTATCTTTCGCTTGGCCGACGGCCCAAGCGCGCTGATCGAAGTCTGCAATCAGTATTCTACAGCTTTAGCACTTTGGAGGCGTGGTCTGGCGAAGTGCGTCGAGATGGCTCCTCACCTTTCGCCGATGACGCAACTCTGGATCGCTCGCCCCCCTCACCCTGGCGCCCATGAAGGGCCACACGCAGGCAACTCCGGGACGAACAAGGAAACCGACCAATGACCAAGACACTGGTTGAGAGACTGGTCCGTGAGCGACACACCCGCGAGGACTGGCACGAGCCTTACGGCGCGATCAGCCTTCCTTGCGACGCGGACGACTATGGCGCCGAGGCTCACCTGATCAACCCGGATGGCCCGGAAGCCGCAGCCGAGATCACCCGCCTCGCCTCTCGCATAGAGGAACTAGAGAGGGCGCTGAAAGTCGCCGATCACGACCTGACGACGACGCACAACCTGCGGGCTACTGACCTTTCGCCAGCCCAGATGAACGAGGCGCTTAACCGAGGCGTCGCGCTCTCCGATCTCGAATGGATGACGGATAACAGCCGTGGCCTTGAAGCCACCCGCCAAGCCCTCTCAGACAAGGGGTAGGGGATGAGCAGGGGCGACCTGCCGATGCGACTGACAACCCGACAGGTCTGCGACCTGGCCGGGTTTGGCGAGGAGACGCTTCGCCGGCGCATCGCGGCCGGCCGGATGCCTGCCCGCGTCGATCGCGGACGCCAAAGCCTGTTTGACCGAGACGAGGTTCTCAAAGCCCTGGGGAGGAAGCATGATGAACCGGCCACCAGCCAATGGAAGATCGACCCGGATGCCTTCCGTCAAGCTCGAGCTCGGAAAGTATGTCACCGTGCGCCCCCGAGCGGACGGGACGTTCCGCGTGCTGTTCGAGGTGCCGCCCCGCCTCCGCCCCTCCGGCTGGTCGCCGGCCATTCCGCTCCCCCTGAGTGACTCGCGGCGCCGCGGCGACCTAGACGACGGGCACGAGATCGCCGCCATCCAGCGCGACGCCGCCGACCTGTACGTCAAGCTGATCCGTCAACGCGACGGGCGCGCGGTCGAGGAGTCGGCCAACAAGCGGACCCTGACCAAGCTGATCCGGCTCTGGCAGCAGTCGAGCGCCTACGCCGACCTGCGGCCCAAGTCGGTCGCCCACTACAAGACCTACATCAACCACACCCTGCGCTGGTCGGAGGTCACGAACGACCCGGACCCCACGACGATCACGCGCTCGGACGTGGAGGATCTGCTCGGCCAGTTCCCCGGCCAGCAGGCGACCAAGCAGCACCTGAAGAAGACGCTGCGCCTGATCATGGATCAAGCGGTCGCGGCCGGCTGGCGGCAGGACAACCCCTGCGACGGCATCCGCATCAAGGGTTCGGAGTCGCTGGTCACGATATGGGAGCAGGAGGACGTGGACTTCTACGTCAAGGCCTGCCGCGAGCACGGGCGCAAGAGCCTGGCGCTGGTGATCCTGCTCGAGTGGGAGATCGGCCAGCGCCTGACGGACGTGCGCGCCATGCGCCCCGGCGCCGAGTACGACGCGGCCACGGGCACCTTCTCGTTCCGGCAGTCGAAGACCGGCTCGAGCGTGACGATCCGCGTCAGCGCGGCGCTGCGCGAACTGCTGGCCGAGGCCGGCAAGGGTGAGTTGTTCCTGTTCCGCGACGAGGCGACGGGCAAGCCCTACTCGGAGGAGCGGCTGGGTAAGGCGTTCGGCAAGGTGCGGAAGGCGGTCGACGGCAAGCACCTGCTGCTCCGCTGCCTGCGCCACTCCTGCGTCGTCCAGTTGGCCCGCGCCGGCTGCACGCCCTCGGAGATCGCGTCCGTCACCGGGCACGCCCTGGCGTCCATCGTCTCGATCCTGTCGCTGTACCTGCCGCGCGACGGGCAAGTTGCCGCCAACGCGCAGGCCAAGAGGGGGATCGCGTGATGATGAGCGCCTCAGAGGCCTATGTCGTGGCCGGCTCGGCGGTGTTCTGGTTGGCCGCGCTCGCATCCTTGGCCGTTTGGTTGATCAGGGACATGGCCGAGCTTCGGGAATTTAGGCGCTCCATGAGAACGAACCGGGAGCGCGAGTCTGACGGCCGGTCAGACGAGAGTCTGACGGCCGCCCGGAAACCGTGATACAGCAACGGAAATCGCACGCGGGCAACCGCCAGGGAAGTGGAGGTAAGGCCTTGATTTCCTTGACGTCGCGCTGACTTTGCCCCCTCGCGAGGCCACCCGCAACCCCTTACGCCGGCGCCCGAGTCTGACGGCTTAACCCAGCGCCGCGATGCGCGAGGTGAAGAACGCCGCCAGCTTGGCCAGGTCCTTCGCCGTGGTCGGCCGGCCCTTCAAGAACATCAGACGGTGCAGCTTGATGTAGTCGGCCTGGGCAGTGTTGGAGGAGTCGTTGTTGACGTCCCCAAGTCGCCACAGCAGGTCCCCGCTGGGCGCGCACGGCCAGCCGGACGTGGTGACGGCAGAGGCCGCCGTCGTGGTGATGGTCGAGCCATCGAGGCTGCGGTAAGCGACGTTGTTGACCTGATCGCAGCCGCCCAGGGCTATGGCCGGGTCAGACTGCGCAATGGTGTTGTTGCCGAAGTCGTTTGTCGCGTAGCTCGCATTGTTGATGAGCATCTTCACGTTGCCGGAAGACTTCTGAATCCGCCAGTTGAAGACGTTGTTTGCGTTGGCGGCGACGTCTGCGATCAACGGATAGATCGTCACCGTGCCCGAGGGCGTGTAGATCTCGAACTCGGCGATGATCGCGCCCTCGAACGGGATCGGGTTGAGGATCGAGCCCTTCCACGTCCGGTCCAGCGTGATTCCCGGCACGCCCTTGCCGGCCAACGTGGTCCACGTCGGCGTTCCACTGGCCGTCCGGCAGTTGCGCTTGCGCTCGCCGGTGGACAGGGGCGACTGGTCAATGAAATCGCCGGTCACGTCGTCATAGAAGCGCGGGTCGTTCTGGAAGACGTAGTGGCGAGTGACGAGGCCGGGGATATCGTTCAGCGTCAGGTCGTGGGCGTAGGTCGTCATGCCTGCGGCCTCCTAAGCGGGCTGGAAATCTCGACAAGGGTTCCGCGAGCGGCGGCCAGTGCCAGGGCGTCGGCATCAGCAAGGAAGAACGCCAGTTCATCGGCCAGCGCGGCGTCGGGCTCCACATCGAGCGTGACCCCGAACAAGCCGGCGTCCCCGTCGTCCCCCGGCTTGCGGTCGGCAGCGGTCAGCGCGTCGATTTTTCGGCGCATGGTCTCGCAGACCACGGCAAGGGATAGCCCCCGACCCAGAGCAGCGAAGGCGAGGCCGTGAACGGCCCCTGTGGCTTCTTCTCGGGTCATCAGGCGGCCTCCGGCCTGACGCGCTCGATACGCGCCCACGGCCTGTGATCGTAGGTGGACAGGGCTTGCAGGGGTTGGCCGTACATCTCCGGCCCGGCGGCGCGCGTGGTCTTCCGATAGAGCGTGCCGGAGTGGTAATCCTGCCCGGCCGTCAGCGTGGAAGTGGTCCGCTGCATCCCGTGCAGACACCATTGCTGGTCGATGGTCCCGGTGATCGTCGCGACAGTGAAGTCCGAATAGGCGCCGTAGTCCGTCACCGCCGACACGTCGCGCTGGGTGCCGTTGTCATCCCAGCCGATGCCCTTCAGATAGTTGGCGTCCAGGTTCTCGCCCATGACGAAGGTCGGCCCCGTCGTGGTGTGCTGCTCCATTTCATCCGACCAGTAGACGCGGAAGCTGGTCGAGGTGAGCTGCTTGACGTGCGCGATCCTGGGCCACTGAACCAGACGCCCGTTGTGGAAGAACTCGTTGGCGAACCAGCCGTAGCGATAGCCCTTCTGGAAATAACCGGTGCTTGACGGGTGAACGCGGTCGGTTTCGTAATCGAAGTCATGGCTCGGGATGAGCATCGCGTTGGGCAGATCATCGGCCAGCCGGTTGACGCCCATGATGATTTCCCGGTCCTTGTCGCCGGTGTTCGACCTCTGCATCATCTGGCCAAACAACAGCGGGACCGGCTCGCCCGGAACCCCCATCGCATCCACCGCCAGCATTTGCGCGTGCTGATAGGCATCAGACCCGAGCGCGTAGTAGGCGGTCTCTCCGGTGTTGGCCGTCGCGTCGGCTTCGCCCTGCGAAACCGGCATCACGACACGCGGGCGATACCCGGCGTCGATGGCGTGCTTGCACAGGTAGTTGAGCGCCGCCTGCACGTTGGCCGCAATGCCGTCCTGGGTCAGCACCGCCAGCGTTCGCGCGCCGATGGCCGGCGAGCAGAGGTAGACCCGCGCGAACTTGCCGCTCAGGGCGTGGGCAATGCCGCCAAGGGGGCCTTGGCCACCAGCCGGTTCGGCGAACGCCACCACGGACGAAACGTCGCTGTAGCGCATCGGGTAGGTGGCATTGGTCGCGAAGAACGCCATCTGACTGCAATAGGCGCCGCCAACCAGCATGAAACAGTTGAGCGGTTGCGTACCGGAAACCGCCGTTCCCGAGCGCCAGTTTCCCAGCGATTGCGAATGAGCGAAGACCACGATGGCCGCTTCCGGGCGCCCGTCCCACTGGCGCTGCATCTTGCGGCGCATGTCGTCCCGCGCGGCCCATTCGTCCAGATCTTCAACGCTGGACTTTGTGGCCAGGGTGGAGAGCGACGACAGGTCTGTCAGGGTGTTGACCAGCGTGGAGGTGCCGACGCCGGTGTCCTTGTAGACCAGGAAGCCCGAGCCCGGCGCCCCGGGAACGATGAAGTGCGTGTCGGTCGCCAGCCCTGCCGCATCACCGGCCGCCTTCGACACATACATGCCGGAGCCGGGCGTCGCCGCGACCCGCGCGACCTGCGTGTCGCCCTCGGTTGTCACGGCGGCGACAGAGGTGCCCTGCTGCGTCGACACGGCGTCGATCGAGGTAGTCCCCTGCGCCGCCACCGCCGCCACCTGCGTCGTGCCGGCGGTGTTCACCGACGCGACATTGGTTGTCCCGGCGGATCCAACCGCCGCAACCTGAGTCACACCCTCCGCCGTCACCAGGGCTACGGCGTCAGCCGAGACAGCGGTGGCGGCATCAGCGAGGAAGGCGGCGTATGTCCGCTCGGGACCGGTCTCGCCCAGCGCAACCTTGAACGACCGGTGAATGTCCCGGCGAGAATCCTGCTCGTGCGCGGTCAGGCGGTCCAGAGCCGCGTCGATGGCCAGGATCGTCACCGTAGACGCCGGTGAGAAATCAGTCGTCCGGGCCGGCGTAACCTCGCGCCAGATCAGCACGTCCTGCGCCGCCGCCGCCGTGATCAGCGTGATCGAGCCGCCGTCGTAGCCGCTGTCGATCAACGTGCCCGAGAGCGTAAACCCACTCTGCTCGAGCTCGGTGGAGCCGACCTTAACGCGAAGATCCGCCTTGGCGAAGATCGAGAACGAGAAGCTGAACGGCCCGGTGCCCGTCTGGCTGGCGTACTTGATCCAGGTTGTCTCGTCGGGGATAGGGAGGTTTGCCATAGCCGCACGAAACGGCTATGGGGCCAACCTCTCAACGCACAGGCGGCCTAGTCGCGCGCGGCCTCGCGGTTGCGCTTCTGCTCCTTGGCCAGCCGCGCCAGATCGTCGCCGTAGAGCTCCATGATCGTCGCCTTCGCCTCCTCGCGGTGGGCCTTGATCACGCTCTTGATGTAGTCGGCCTTGCCGCCGTCCGGGCCGTCCGACAGGGAGTAGTAGAACTCGCTGTCCTCGTGGTTCCCGGTGACGACGGCCTCAAGCTGCTCGAACGCCGGTTGGCCGGCCAGTCCGACGTAGTCGCTGTAGACGTCCAGCCGGTTCCGCAGCGACACCCGCTCGCCGCCCTCGTCCGTCTCGACCGTCAGCGAACGCGCCGGCATGGAGACCGTGATGCCCTGATCCAGAATCTCGAGGTCGATCGTGTTCGATCCGGCGCCGCGGGTGCGCAGCGGAACGATCATGTCATAGCCCACGCCGAGTCCCGTCTGGTAGGTGCGCTCCTGCCCCCACAGGTCGCGCGCCGGCGGCAGGCTGTTCGACAGGCCGGGGATGGTGTTCTTGATGTTGTCCAGCACGCCGGACGTCTCGCGCATGTACTCGTCGGAGCCTCGGCGGAACATGCGTGAGGCCGACGAAAACGGGATGACGCCGACAGCCCGCTCCTTGAGCATGGTTTCGACCTGCGCCTGGTCGCCGGACGTCACCGCCTTGACCGTGTCGAACAGCGAGCGAAGCATGGTCTTGTCGAAGAACGCCTCGCCGAGCGCGCCGACGACGTGCCCGACAATCTCGGTCGGCTGTTCGGCGCGGCCGGTGTCCCAGTCCTCATTGGACAGGATCTCGGAGAAGTCGGCGGCCAGAGACATGGCGGTGCCGAGTGGATCCAGCCGCTCGTAGCTGACCCAGCGGTCCCCGACTCGCATGCTGTAGGGTTGCCAGTTGACGTTGCCGTTCGCGTCGGCGCGCATCATGGCCTCGCGCTGCGCCTTGTTGCCAGGCCCGCCGCCCGTGATCTCGCCGTTCATGGCCATGTCCATGAGCAGCGCGTAGGCCGCCGTCCCGGTCGCCCATTGGGCCATGGCGATCTCGCCACGCGCGCCGCCCTCGGCCATGTCGCTGCGCAGGCGGGCGGAGAACGGCGCCAGCGGCGAGTGGCGGATGGCGTAGGACATGATGTTGCCCGGCGTGCGGACGAACGGCATCAGCATCGTGCCGAGAGGCACGGGGCCGTGGCTGTCCAGCATCGTGCGGAAGGCGTTGACCTTGCGCTCGAACTCTCCGTCCGCCCGCGTGAAGGTGAGCTCGCGCATCTCGCGCTCGGCGGAGTCCAGCATGGCCTTGGTCGGGTTGTCGACCAGCCTGGCGATGGCGGCCTGCGCGTCGGCCTTGTCCACTGTTCCGGCGCGAATGTCCTTCTGCACCTGCCGGAACGCCTGCGCGCGCAGTTCGCCCCGCGCCGAGACCACGCGGAAGAAGTCGTCCATGAGGGAGTTGATGTTCGACGGCGCCTCGACGGCGGCCTGTAGGACGTCGAGCGCACGGCCGAAGTTGCTGTCCTGGTCGACGCGCCACGCGGCGGCGCCGAGCGGCTTGGACGTCACCGCGTCCTCGTAGGTCAGGCCGCCCGACTCCTCGCGCCCCGTCTTGACGATCCCGTCAGGCATGGCGTTGTCGAGCCCCGGCGCCATGGCGCGAAACACACCCTGCTGGCGGATGGCGTCCGGCGTGATCTCCTTCAGCGCATCGGTCAGCGGCATGCGGAACGCATCGCGGATCGCGCCCATGTAGCCGGTGATCAGGGCCCCGGCCTCGCCCACTTCCGTCACCGGCTCCTCGCCCATCGCGCGCGCCCAGCGCGGTGAGGCGAAGCGGTCGGTCAGGTTCATGACCATGGCGACCGAGTTGCCGGCCGCGTTGACGATAGGCGTGCCGAGCCCGGACAGAAGGCCGTTGGTGTAGATGGTCTTAACCATGGCGCGGCTGCGGGCGTTGACGCCCATGCGCGCCACCTCGTTGAGCGTCTTGTCGCCCTTGCGCGCCGCTTTCAGCACCTTGTCGGCGAGCTCCTGCGACGTGCCCGTGCCACCGTGCTCGGCGATCAGGACGTCGATCTCGCGAAGCTGGCGAGCGGGTGTGCCGACCGGCATCTGGAACGCCTGTAGCGCCCGGCCGGCCTCGGCCCGCGCGCCCATGAACTCCAACTGGATCGCGTTGTGAATGGCCATCTGCCGGCGGAACGCGAACTGCGCGGCCGTCGAGGGGGCGTCCTGCACGTTGCGGGCCAGCGCCAATAGCTTGGTCGCGCTGGAATTGAGCGCGCCGCGGTAGGCGGTGATCTCGCCGGCGTTCATGGCCTGACCCTGGCGGCGCTTCGCCATACTGCCGACCCAGTCCAGCCCCTCGGCCTTCTCGCGCGTGGTCGCCCACGACTGCGTGCCGCCGCGCGCCGCGTCGACCTGGTCGACATTGCGCTCGAGCATGGTGGAGATCACGCCCTTGACGTCGTCCGCCGTCTCGATCTTCGAGAAGTCGATGTCGAAGACGTTGGGCTCGATGGTCGCGCCCGTCACCTCGCCCGGCTTGACCGGCGCCGCCGACCGGGCCGCCGCGTCGACCTTCCGGCCGAAGTTTGGCTTGAGCAGGGCCATGACCTTGGCCACTTCCGCGTCAGCCTCGGCGGCCAACTGCTCCGGCGGCATCAGCGGATCGATCTGCAACCCCTCGGCCGCGGCCTGCTGGCGCACGGCGGCCTTGGCCTGCCGGCCGGCCCTGATGGCGCGCAGGCTCGTCAGGACCGCGTCCGTCGCCACGCCCAGGCCCAGGCCCTCAACAGCGTTCTTCGCCCGCCCGACAATCTCGGAGTCCTCCTTGTCGGCGGCGAGGAAGTCGAGGAACGGGACGCGCTTGTCGGGGTCGAGGTCGGACAGGAAGTTGGACAGCCGCTCCTCGTGCGGGTCGAAGGCGGTGAAGTCGGCGATGGCGCCCTGCGCCATGGCCTTGCCGACCTTGCCGGCCTTCGTCGCCGCCGACCAGCCCTTCAGGATCTTGCCCGCGCCAAGGAACCCGGCGACGAACTGCGAGCCCGACCGGATGAAGTTGCCGGTGTTGGTCTCGAGCTTGTCCTTGGTCGCGTCGTTGAACCGGAATCCGAACAGCGGGTTCTTGCCCTGCTTCTCGGCGGCCTTGTCCTGAGTCGTGAGCTCGATGCCGTCCGGGCCCCAGGCAATGGTGGCCGGAACGAACTTCTCGATGGAGTCCCCGGCGAAGTCGATGAAGTCCAGCGTCTCGTTTATGTAGCCTTTCGCGCCGGAGACCATCGCGGGCAGGCCCTCGACGATCGTGCCGCGCGCGAAGTCGCCGAAGGCGCCGCCGACCACGGCCAGTTGCCCGACGTACTCGTCCGCCGTCAGTGGCTGATCGCGCAGATTCGCCGTGCGGGGTCCGGCGCCCTGCCCGGCCGCCGTTTCGATCTCGACGATCTCGGACTCAAGCGCAGCCGTCTCGGCGTTCCACGCCGCGTCATCGCGCGCGCCCAGCCTCGCAGCGTACTCGTCCTCGAACGAGGCGGTCGGTTCATAGGCGCCGACGCGCACGAGGCCCTGAGCGTCGATCGACGGCACGCCTGCGGGGATGCTGCGGGTATCGCTTTGCGGCCGCTCCGCCTGCGGCAGAGTCGTCGCGCCGGCGGCGACAAGCTGGTCAACCGTCTGGCGCTGGCCGGGAGTCAGCGGCGCCGGCTCGTCGAAGCCCGCGCCGGACGAAATCTGTTGAGGAGCCAGGGCCATCGTCAGTCGTCCAATTCTTTGCGGAGCCTCTTGTACTCGGCCTCTTTAATCTCTCCGCGCTTGTACCGGGCGTCCAACGCACGGCGCCGATCCAACGCGGCCCGCTGAGCCGCAGCGGCGCCGCCGCCGGCGGTGGCCGGCGGCTTGAACACCTCGGCCGCGATCTTCTTGCCGGCGTCGATCCGCTGCTCAAACGTCGCGCCGGGGTTATCGCGGGCCCACCGGGCCGCAAGTTCGTCGGCCCGCGCCAAGGAGGCAGCCGTCCCGCGCGTGCCACGCCCCGGCGCCTTGGCGGCATCGCGCACAGGCGCCATGACGTCCTTCACCGCCGGCCCGAGCACCCGGTCGCGCGTCGTGCTCAGCGTCCGAGCCTGCCCGGCGGTCAGGAACCCGGCCTGCACAGCGTCGGCGATCTCGGCTTCCGGCAGGTTGCCCGCCCGCGCCAGGTCGGCGTACTGGTTGTAGGTCGCCACGCTGGCCGTGCGCGTAGCCGCCGCCTCGGCGCGTGCGGCGCTGGCCTCTGAGCGGGCGCGGGCGCGGACGCCGGTTATCAGGCTTGCCTTGGTCCCATCGTCGATGTTGGTGGCGGCGTTGACGTCCGCTTCGCTGGCCTCGCCCAGCACGACCTTGAGCCTCCACGAGTCCGCAGCCTCGCGCTCCGCGGCCTGCTCCTCCCGCTCGGCGGCGGCCTCGGCCTGCGCGGTGGCGCGCTCGCCGGCATAGAGGGCGTCCAGATTGGCCGACGTCGTGCGGTACAGGCGCATGCGGCGCGGGGCGGGAATCTCCGCCAGGATCGGATCGGCCGCCGCGTCAGGCGCCGCCGCGCCGGCCAGCGCCTCGGGGCCCGGCCTGTCCAGCAGCGCAGCCGGGTCGATAGCCTTGCCGTCCTTGGACAGCGTGAAGTGCAGGTTGGGGCCGCTGGTCGTGCCGGTGGAGCCGGACGCGCCGATGATGTCGCCCTGCTTGACGAGTTGGCCGCGCTGGACGTCCTGCATGTCTAGGTGCGCGTAGCCGCTGATCGTGCCGTCCGGGTGGCGGATGCGGACGAACTTGCCGCTGGCGCCGTCCTCGGAGACCGACACCACGACGCCGGGCGCCGCCGCCTTGACGGGCGTGCCCTTGGGGACCGCGAAGTCGATACCGTTGTGGTCGGTGCTGGCCCCGGCGACCGGTGCGGCGCGCGGACCGAAGCCCGACGACACCCGCCCGCCCTCGACCGGCGAGACGAAGCCCGTCATCGGCCCGGCGCGCGACTGCGGAGGCCGCCCGTCGACAGCGTCAGACAAGAACCTTCGGGCCGCAGCGTAGCCCGGCGCTCCGCGGCCCGCTTCGTCGTAGACGCGGGCGGCCTCACGGGTCAGGATCGAGCCCTGCACCTTCTCAAGCAGCCTGCCCTCGGCGATCTCGGACTGCTCGGGCGTGTAGGCGAACAGCGGGTTGGTGATTTTCTGGATCTCCAGATCCCGCCATTCCTGCCACCGCCGCTCATACTCCGGGCCGACGTCTCCGCCGTCCAGCGCCACTGCGTCGATCAGGTCTTCCTCGAGGGACGCCTGACGCGCCGTAACCGTCGCCACCGCCTCCTGGTTGGAGCGAGTCGTCGTCGCGGCGACAACGCTCTCCAGGCCATTTCCAGTCCGCGTCTTGCCGTAGGACTCAACATCCACCGCCAGCACGTCCGGGGCGCCGCGCACGAAGCCGCTGACCATGGCGTCCGTCGCCTTGCGATATCCGTCCGGGTCGTAGAGGTACTGCCCGCGAATCTCTCGCTCGCGCACGTCGATGTCGGAGCGGATGCCGGCCATGAACGCCGTGCGCTGCGCATCCTCAAACTCCGCGTTGATCTCGTTCAGAAGCCATGGCGACTTGTAGGCCTGCTCGCCGCGCGCCACAGCCGCACCGGCCTCGGCGCCGCGCACGCGGGCGCGCTCCTTCAGGGTCGGCTTGAGCATGTCGCCGAACCGCTCGAAGGTCGCGGCGATGCGTCCCCAGTCGTCGCCCAGGCTCTCGATGTTCGCCGCCGGCGTCAGGTCCGTGGTGTTCATCGTGCCGGTGTTGACCGCAAGCGGCCCAGTGCCCGTAGCCATTTTTCTAGCCCTCTACCGGAGCCGGCTGGTCGCAGATGCGCCTGTGCCGAACGTGCCGGCGCTGCTGCCGGCGGAAGCGCCGGCCGACGAGGCGCCGCCGCCGCCGCCGAAGCCACCGGCCATTTGACCCAGCGACGAGACCGCGCCGAGGGTGCCCTGAATCATCGCCATCTTGGCGCCCTTGCGCTTGGCCTTGGCCTGCTCACGCAGGGAGAACTTCTGGTTGGCGGCCGTGGCGTCGTCGATGGAAATGTCGCGGAAGGTCTGGCGGTTGATCTCCTTGCCGATCGCCATGGCGGAAGGCGAGTCGAGCGACAGGCCGGACGCCGCACGCCGCGCCTCGATCGTCGACATGGCCGAGCGAAGCTGCTCGCGCCGCATCGTCGAACGCTGCATGGCTTGCAGGTCCACGTCGCGAGCCTGCTGCTCGAGCAGGCTGGCCTCCTTCTTCAGCGCATCGCGCTCGGCCATGCCGCCGAGTATCTTCGACCCCGCGGACGCGGCGGTGGCGGCAATCATGATGGGGACTGCGGCTTGGGCCATTAGGACGTGACCTCCATGGTGATCGAGCGGACTTCCAACGGCTCGCCGTGGTCCTGGCTGATCGTCAGGGTTTGCGTTCGGCTGCGCCCCAGCAGGTTGAACAGAAGTTGGCCCGTGTGCAGCGGAACGGGGCCGCCGATGCCGCCCGTGGAGCGGTAGCCCGCGCCCGCGTAGCCGTTCACCGCCACTTGGCCGGACGACAGGACGTCAAGCCACGCACGGCAGATTCGGATCTTCGGGCGCAGCCCGTACTCGCCGTCGATGGGCGGGACGAGCTCGACCGTATCGGTGAAGTCGAAGCCCAACTGCACGGCGCCGGTCGCCGCCGGAGGCGAGAGGATCACGCCGCTCGCGTTCAGATCGACGGACGCCAGCCAGGCGCTCCCCTGCCAAAGCCCCATGTCCTCGGCCAGCGCGTATTTTGTCGCAGCGGTGCCGACGCCGGCCAGGGTGAGCACGCCGTCGCCGTAAACCGTGCGGTCGAAGACCTCGAGGAAGTAGGAGGCCGTGCCGTTGATCGTCCGCTTGGAGACGACGTACAGGCTGCCGGCGGCGGCGGCGATTGAGCGCCACTCGCCGCTGGTCGACCACAGAGACCAGGCCGTGTTCTCTGCGCCGCGGCGGTAGTTCATGACCGCCATCGTGCCGTCAGACAGAAGCTGGCAGACCAGTCGGTCGGTCAGGCTTGAGGCGGGCACGGTCTCGAGTTCGACCGGCGTGCCCATCAGGTGGTAGGCCAGTTCCGACAGGTCGGAAATCTCCCACGAGCGGCGCACGTTGCCGGTCGGGACCACGGCCATCAGTCGACCGGACCCGTCCTCCGAGAACACGAAGCCCTCGGCGACCAGAAGCGGGACCGGCGACCCGGACGACTCCGGCCCGATCTGCAACAGTTCGAGGTTCGTCGGAGACAGCGGAGCCGTGACCTGTTCGGGCACATAGAACGGGCCGGCCTCCGTGAAGATCACAAGCTGCTCGGTCGACGCGAAGTGGCGGATCTTGACCGTCGTGTCGCGCCCCAGCGTCTCGACAATGGCGTCCGAGTCCGCGCCGGTCCCTACGTTGAAGTCCGTCACGTCGCCCACCGTCGAGGCGCACATCAGGTTCTCGACCGCAGGGAAGCGGCCCAGCAGCAGTCGCGTCCGGTGAAGCGCGCAGGCCCCCGGATAGCCGCGCGCCGCCGAGATGACCTGCTCGTCCCAGTCGACCGTGGCGGCGGGCGTGCCGGCGGTGGTGACGGCGGAGAGCGTCGCCTGCGCGGTCGGGCCCGTCAGCTTCTCGGTCGCGGTGAACGGGGTGTAGCCCTCGATCAACTGGACGTTCATCGTCGTGGCATTGGTGATGACCGACACCACGCCGCGAATCTCGGTGTCCTTTCCCTCGACCACCTGGCCGACGTAGAAGCCCGTCGTTGACCCGACCGTGCATGTGATGGTCGGGTAGAGCGTACCTACGACAGTTCCGGTCGCAGTCGTGCCGTTCGTGACGGCCGTGACCGTGATCTCCTGGCCGCTGTAGCGGATGCGGGCGCCGACGTGGTTGGCCACGAAGAAGGCGGCCGACGTGGTCAGCGAGACGGAGCCCGAGTACCCGGACGGGGCCAGCGAGACGCCGTCCGCGGCGAAGCGGTAGTAGGGCCGACTGCTGGACCCGTTGACCCCGGCGGCGAAGGTGAAGGCGCCCACCGACCACGCGGTGCCGTTGAAGGTCAGAACCTGCGGAAAGAACGCCTGAGAGCACACCACGATGCGGTCGTTCTCGGCCGCAATCTGCATCTCGCGCAGATCAGCCGTGACCCAGGGGCAGCCCGTGACCTCGTGGGCCATCGTGCCGTCGAGATTGTAGACGCGAAACTTCGTGTCGATGAAGACGATGATCTTGGCGTCGGAGGCGCCCACGCCGATGGACTCAATGCGGGCGTCGCCCGGCAGGTCCGCGCGCCATCGCGAGCCCCAGCGTCGGCTGTAGCCGCCGCCGGGCGACAGCAGCACATTCCGCGCACGCTTCGCCGCCCGGTTGCGCACGGCGGCGTCCGACCTGACCAGGTACTGCGGCGCGATCTCGCCGGCCGAAAGGTCGTTTGTGAATTGCCAGCGCCTAGCCACTCGAGCGCATCACGCCAAAGCGCGCTCCCCGCCAGGTTTCGGCCAGCGGGTTCTGCTCGACCTGAACACCCGGCGACTGCCGCTTGTCGCGCAGCATGGCGCCCAGCATGGTGGCCTCGGAGTCGCGCTGCTTGAGCCGCGCGTCCTGCCAACGGTCCAGCAGCCCCTCGAGGAACAGGGCCTGCATGCGAACGACAATCGCCTCGGCGAAGTCATCGGGCCACGCGCCCTCGCCGGCGCGGGTCGTCACCACGGCCTGCGGCGTGGTCAGCGCCACGCGGGTCAGCACCCGGCCGCCCTGCGCCTCGTATTCGCCAGAGCGCAGGCGCCGGCCCGTGTCCATGACATAGCGCAGGTTGATGACCGCCGGATCTACGAAGGTGTACGCCTTCGTCCACGGCCCCAGCGTTACGGTCTCCTGAAGCGTCAGCCCCGTGGTCGAGGTGGCGAACGACCAGGCGTGCTTGGTCAGCGCCGCCCGCACGATCCCCTCGTAGTTCGAGGCAGCGATCAGCGCGGCGGCCGAGCCGTCCGTCAGGCTGGTGATCGTTTCTTCGCCAAGCCGGTGCAGAGCGGCCTGGACGACTTCAATGGGGGCGGCGTAGTTCGACATGCGGACACCGTCTCTCTCGCCGCCCTACCCCTCAACGCACGAACGCCCCCGACTTTCGAGGTCGGGGGCGTTACTCATGCACGCAAGCGGGGAAGCGCGGACTAGGCGTGCGTGAGGAAGTCGCGGCCGATGAAGGCCGAGTAGTTGATGCCGGTCGCGACCGCGCCCGAGACGTCCGTGTAGACCCGAATGTACGGGTAGGTCACGTCGTCCTGGCAGTTGTTGAACCAGAGTTCGTAGCGGCCGGTGGTGCTGTCGATGGCGCCGCCGGGGCGAACCTCGGTGGCGCCCAGCGCGAGGTGCCCGAGGATCTCGGTTGCCGCGAAGTTCGAGGTCGTCGAACCCTGCACGATGATGCGGTAGAGTTCGTCGTTGGACGCGATCTCGATGGCGGTCACGTCGACCACGAGCACGCCCTTGAAGGCAGCCTCGCCGACGTTCAGGGTCTTGGCGGAGCCGCCGACCGTGGCCGCGGCGTCAGCCGCGACCAGGCCAGCGTCCTTCATGATCAGTTCGGCGTCGAGGGTATAGGAGCGGCGCTGGGTCATGTGCGTGAATCCTTAGGCCACGATCGCGGCGTTGGAGATGGAGGTCAGACGCGTGGCCGCGTAGGGGTTCTCGACGCACATGCCGGTGTACCACTCGATGCGGGTGCGGTGCTTCGGAGCGGTCTCGAGCTCGCCGAGGTCCTTGACCGTCATGCCGCCCAGTTGAAGGCCGCAGACCATGCCCTCCTTGAAGGAGACGGCGTAGATCGAGGAGGCGGTCGAGCCGCCGCCCGAGCCGGCTTCGCTGAAGGGCAGGATCTTGGCGTCCGGACCAGCTTCATAGCCGACCAGGATCGGCAGGCCGCCGTAGCTCAGTTGCGGGCGGCCGAAGTCGTCCTTGCCGAGCATGATGTTGCCGGACAGCGTCTGGTCGCGCAGGGCCGCCTGGAACCGGAGCCGCAGCGAGCGGTTCATGATCAGGTGGGTGGGCTCTTGCGTGGCGTCGATCGCCTCGTCCAGCTTGGCCAGCGACAGGGCGCCACCGCCCGACGTCGCCGAGTTGGAGATCGTCTGGCCGGAGCCGATGCGGGTTTGCAGGCCGTCGAACTCGCGCGGATCGGTCACGTTCGAGCCGGTCAGCACCTTCGAGGTCAGGGCGCGCGCCATCTGCTTGATCTTGCGCGACTCCTCGCGGCCACGACGGCCGGTGTCCAGAGCGAGCAGGAAGTTGTCGACGTCGGCCTCGCCGCCGGCGATGAACAGTTGCTCGACCTGCGGGTTCTCGATCGAGAAATCCGGGGTGTAGGTCTCGTTGATGCCGCGGAAGGCGATGCCCGGCAGGGTGGCCTCGCGGCTGTACTGGTACGGGCCGGAGACCGTCTTGAACGGCATCGCGGCGAGGATGTCGGAGCTCTGCGCATAGAGCTCGACGACACCGCGTTCCAGCGGGTTCTGGAGGCCCTTGGCGTACTCGATCAGGTTGATGGCGGGCATGTGTCAGGTCTCCTAGGCGGCGCGGCCGGCCGCTTGCGCGGCGCGATGGGCTTCGATCAGGGCGGCGCCGGACAGACCCTCAAAGGGATCGGCCTTGACCACGGGTGCGGAGGCGATGCCGGCTCCGGTCAGCTTGGAAATCAGGGCCTCGAGCGCGACGACGGCGTCGGCACTGGCGAGCCCGGCCATCAGCGCCTCCGCTTGCGCGGGGGCGTGAGCGGTGACGGCGGCCTTGACCGCCGAGATGCGGGCCTCGGCGTTGGCGCCCAGCTTGGCGACTTCAGCCTGGACAGCTTCGGTCGTGGCCTTGGCCTCGGCGATCACGCTCTGCGCGTAGGCGCCGAGCAGTTCGGAGGCGAGGGCCTGAGAGCCGCCGTGCTTGTGCAGGACGCCGAGGACGCCTTGGGCAAGCGGGTCGTCGGCGTTGAAGCCGACCGGGTTGCCGGCCAGATCCAGCACCGGTTCGGGCGTCTCGAGCTTGTAGCCGCTGATGTCGGCCGGGATTGCCTCGGCGCGTGCGCGCTCAGCGGTCTCGTACTCGGACACCTTGGCGACCAGGGCCTCGGTGTTGACGCCCACGCCGTCGGTCCAGAATTGGTCCGCCAGTCCGTCAGGACGAACCGGGGCGGCCGGAGCCGCGACGGCGCCGGAGACTTCCGGGGTCGCGACAACCGCCTCGGCCGGCGCGGCGGTGGCGCCTACGGCTTCAGGGGTCGCTTCGAGGGGCTGGCTTTGCAGCATGATCGCCTTGCGTGAGAACACGAATGTTGGCGATGAACCTGCGGGCTCCCTCCCTCTCCCTCAACGCACAGTCCGATGCGCCGGGCGGGCAGGCCGCGTGCGATTGCTCGAGCATCCAGTTCAGCACGCGCTGGCCGTCCGTGGTCGCGCAGAACAGGCGACGCATCACCTGCTCGATCGGCTCCTCGACCGTCTGCTGCGCCGGCGCCTCAACGACGCCGCGCATGTCGGACCACTTACGCCGCGGCTGCGCCATCGCCCATTCCCCCGACCTGCGCGGCCGTGGCCATCGCGTTCTGGATCTGCTCCGGCGTCAGCATGATCAGGTGTCGCTCCTTGGCCGTGGCCTTCAGGCGCTCGATCGTCGCGGTGGCGTCCACCGGCACGCCCTGCTGGACGGCTTGGCCGACCAGGTTTGCGAGCGACAGGACCTGCTGGGTGATCTGCATGTCCTCGAGATCCTTGGCCTTGGACAACGGCGAGATCGGGCGGATGGCCACGGCCTTGTCGTCCGACAGCTTGATCGCCGGCAGTTCCCCGCGCTGCGCCTTGATCCAGACGACGCGGTCGATGATCGGCAGCACCCATTCGCGGATGCAGCGGTCGCGCGGCAGTTCGCGCCGGCGCGTGTTCCACGTCCGCTCGTCGATCCACTGGGTGGCGGTCGGCGGCGTGTCGCCCGGCTGCTCGGGCCGGTCCTGGTACAGCGCCTTCTTGATGTTGGTCCGCAGCGCATCGACGTTGAAAACCAGCGCGTCGAAGCGCGTCTCGACCTTCATCGGCTCAGGCGCCTTGGAGCCGGAGGCGCGCGGAATCCACGTCCCGGCGGACAGGCCGGCCTCCATGTTGATCACGCCGTCCTCCTCGTAGGAGCCGGGCGGGTCGACGCTGCGACTCAGCGCCTTGAGATTCAGGTACGCGAGCTCGTCCAGCGTGCGTGCGTTGGGCACCGCCTTGTGCGCCGGGCCGGGGCCCCAGGCCGAGTCCGATTGCTGGCGGAACCGGCAGACGATGATCGGGCAGGAGCCCGCGCCGACCCAGTTGGTCTTCACCACTTCCTTGTCGTCCACGAAGATGCGGTAGTTCCACCGCTCCTCGCCGGGCATGGAATAGTCGCGGTCGCAGCCCTCGTAGACCGTCGAGACCTTGTTCTTTTCCTGCTTGCCGGGCATCGGGAAGTGCTCGGGCCACATGATGTGCAGGCCCATCTTGTCCAGTTTCATCTGGCGCCAGCGCCCGGTCAGCGATCCGTCAGGGCCGCGCTCGATCAGCAGGTCCGGCATCTCGATCGGCTGGAAGTGCAGCGGCTCCATCGGCCCGCGGGGCGTCAGCGCCAGGGCCATGGTCGACACGCCCCAGAACGAGAAGCACTCCTGCGCAGCGTCCCAGTAGTTGGACCGCTCGATCTCGGCGAAGACGGAATCCTCGAGGGCGCGAAGCTGGGGCGCGACCTGCTTCATCTGCGCTTCGGTGAGGTCCTCCGCCGGCTCAAACCGGACCCATCGTTCATGCCGCGGCGTGAAGGTCGAGATCATGTCCGACGAGAAGTCTTCGAGCACCGTTTGCAGCGTCGTGTCGAACAGGTCGTCCTGCTCGGCCATCGCGTCCTGAGGAGACGACGATCCGGTAACACGGCGGTAGGTAGGCATGGCGAGGCGAATGGCCTCGTTGATCCATGTCCCGTGTCGGTCCCTGTCGGTCTTGGCGGCCTTGATCCGCTTCAGGACGTCCACTTAGAACGCCCCGATCTGGAGTCCTCGAAGCCCGGCGCCGATGCTCCCGCCGCCGTAGCCGCCGCCGTCCATGCCGCCAAGGCCAGCGCCGACTCCGCCGCCGCCGCCGGCGCCGACTCCACCGCCGAAGAACCCGGCCAGGCTGGTCGATGCCCCGGCCAACTGGCCAAAGCGGCGCATGCGGCGCAGGGTTTCCGAGCGCAGCAGCGTTTGCGTTTCGTCCAGTTGCGCCGCCTCGGCGCGCGCCTGCTCAGATGCGCGGGCTCGCGCGTCAGCCGCGCTCTCCTTCGTGGCCTTGCCGGACTTCATCATGAGTGCGTGACCTCAAACGCAGGGGTGGCGCCTAGACGAAGCAAATCGCGGTAGAAAGCCGCCGGCCTCAACGCACGCGATCGCACACCGATCAGGTGCGCCACCGCCGGCACACACCAGAACCCGAAGCGCCAGCGGGGCGGGGCCTCGAACACGCCGGACTCGACCAGCAGGATCTTCCGGTGCGCCGGCAGGATCCGCAGCCAGGAGACGAACGCCTCTTTCGTCAGCGCGCGGATGAAGGTCTGGCCGGCGGTGACGTCGTAGACCAGCCACCGCTCCGCGTGCGCCGAGTAGCCGAACGCCATGACGTGCTGCCGATCCATCGGCAGGATCCAGTCCCACCAGTGCTGGCGGTAGCCCTTGCCGTAGAAGGCCACGAACCACGCGCCCGGCACGCCGGACACCTCGACTTCCTCGATCATCGGTGCGCTCTCGAAAACTCGAGCCGGCGTGGGCCGCGGTCGAAGATGCGGGCCGTGCTCTTGACGTTGACCGGCCGGGCGCGCTGCTCGCCGAAGAACAGATTCTGCCCCTCGCCCATGCCGAGGGTCAGGTATTGGAAGGCTTCGCAGTTGGAGACGAGCGCGCCGGCCGCGTAAAAGACGTGTTCGGTCTCAACCTCGATATCATAGACTCGAGTTGGCGTGTCGCCTTGAGGCAGCAACTCGACCCGCGCAACCTTGAGAGCAGGTCTCTTTCTTTGTGTGCTTGTTCGCCCGAAAGCCGGCGCCGCAGCAAACGCACGTCCGATCAACGTCATCAACGCCAGAGGCCCGGCGCGCGATGCCCTGGCACGACATTCCGCAGTACCCGCGCTTTCGCTTGTTGACCTGCCCGGAATACTCCCTGGCGCACACGACGCAGACGCGGACTTCTCGGACTGCTCGCTGGGCTCCGAGGATTGCGGCTGCGGACATTTTTGCTCGCACCTCGGGGGCTCGCCGAGCCACGGCCGCGAGGCCGCGGATTTTGGCCATCCACTCCTCGTTCGCGTAATCCTTGAGTCGGCCGTCCACCCGAAAATGGAAAATCGCGTGCTCATGCGCGGAGAGAAGCTCGAGGTTTTCGATCGCGTTGTTGGTGGGATCGTGGTCGATGTGATGAACGTGATGATCCGGCGGAATGGGGCCGTGATGATGCGCCCACACAACCCGGTGAAGGTACGCGCCGCCGAGCTTGTGGTCGGCCTTGTAGTACCCTGACGGCTTTCGGTAGTACCGCACTCCGTTGAACTCGTGGATCGGGTGTATCGCGGGTCGGCCCATGGTTGCCCTTCCGAAACCAGAACGTCCCCATACTGTAATGCTTCGGATGCAACAAAACCACAATGGCGCGTGGCGAACGGGTGCTCCGGGGTGCAAACAACAGACCGGCCGTTTGAGAACGTCACCCGCACAAGTCGTGGCGCATCGCGGCTCATGATCGCCGAAACCCGGCGCGCGCCCTGTGGGGTTCGCACAAGGTCGCCAACTTGCAGCGCCTCGATCGCCACCTCCCCCTTCGGGGTCAGCACCGGCGTCCCTGCCACGAAACAGATGTGGCTGTATTGGTTCTTGATGACCTGGTCGGACTTGTAGACGCCCGTGGGCGACTGGACGTCCTTGAACTGGTAGCCGCCTTGCAGGCCGCTCGCGAGCATGCGGCAGCCGGGGTCCAGCAGCAGGCCCTGGTAGCCGTCCACCTGCCGGTTCAGGATCGTGTCGACCGTCTCCTTGCGCCCGTGCAGGCCCGCGAAGCGGTTGGCGCCCGGCGCCTTCTGGATCATCAGGCCGTTGCGCCGGAAGATCTGGAACGCCGTGAGCTCGTCGGCCTGGCCGCGCACGTCGCCGCCGGGGTCGCCGAACAGCTTGACGCGCTCGAAGTCGAGGCCGGGGAACCGGGTGGCCAGTTCGCGCCGGACCATGGGTGCGAAGGTGATCGAGCCGATGTCCTCGGCGTACATCTCGAACAGCACGAAGACGCGGCCGCGCACCGTCTGGCCGAACACGGCCGCCGGCGTCAGGCCGAAGTCGAACCCGCCGTACAGGTCCAGATCGGGGTTGAACTTCAGCGGCGTGCGGCTGACGTGCCGGTCGGCGCTGAACAGCGGGTGGACCGCCCTGCCCTTCATCACCGCGGCGGCGCGGTTCAGCAGGTTGGCGTCGATCCACGCCTTCGTCTTGCCGTGGATCTGCTTGGCGTAATAGTCGCCGGAATCGCGCAGCCACTTCAGGTTCTCGGCCGCCGGGTTGACCTTGTAGTCGATCACCTCGCCGCTATCGCCCATCTCCTCGATCAGCGCGGGCGGCTGCTTGAACAACACCCAGCCGGGCGGCAGCTTGTGCGTGCGCACGTCGTCCGGCGTGAAGTAGTCCGGCACGGGTGTCTGGCCGAACATGATCGGCACCCAGTGCAGCGCCTCGGGCGCGTTCATGTCCGCGATCACGCCGGCCCAGGTACAGCCGCCGTCCTTGACGCTCGGGTAGCGGCCGGTGCGCGACTTGATCTCGCCGAAGATCGGCAGGACGACGTACTGCAACTCGTTGACGTAGGCGCCCGTCACCTCGAGCGAGCGGACCTTCTTGACGTCCTCCTCCTTCTCGAGCGCCAGGAAGATGAACTCGGCCTCGATGTCGCCGTGGTCGAAATAGTAGGTGAACGGCGGCGACCAGTTCATGGTCCCGTACTCGCCGTCCGGGAAGGTCTCGAGGAAGGCGTTGATGGTCGTCGACTTGAGCTCGGGGTAGGTCTGGCGAACCACGATCCAGCGCGACCGGCGCTTGCCGTCCCGCTGGCGCGGCTGCTCCGAGCAATGCCTGAGCATGCGCATGATCGCCGCGCGCGTCTTGCCCGAGCCGATAGGGCCCTGGATGATCGCCGCGTCGCTGTTGTCGAGGAGGAAGCGATCCAGCGTCCAGCCGTCCGGCTCGAACGTGATCGGTCGCGGCTCCGACGCCGCCGCTTGAACTTGCGCTCTGGTTTTCCCGCGTGCCATGGGCGCCACAACGCCGCCAGCGGGGGCTGGCCTCAACGCACAGGCGGGCGGAAACAGGATCGGCCGCCAGCCCAACCGAGAAACCCCAGTCCCAAGCTGACGGCCGCGGCGAGCCTGCCGGTGGTGCTTTGGCGCTGGGCCTCCTTGCGGGTTAGCCCCATCCCGGTGCGGGATGTCCAGAACGCCTCAGCGTCACCATTTGAAACATCGGCGGCGGCCGGTGTCAACCTTCAGGATTCGCCGCGGCGTCCATGTGCAGGGCCACGGCGTTGACGTCGCGCAGCCGGTTCATCCAGCCCTCGCCGAAGGTCTTGAAGGTCGGCAACTGCTCGAAGAAGGTCTTGCGCAGCCGGCGGATCTTCTCGATCACCTGCCCCGGCTTGGCCTTGTGAATCGCATCCAGCGTGCGCGGGCCGATCACGCCGTCGTCGGGCACGCCCACGGCCAGTTGCAGGTAGCGCCGCGCACGGGGCGGGCCGCTGTTTACCGCCAGGTCAAACACCATGAGGTCAACACCGGGGGGCAGGACGTCGCCCTGCACCGCCTGCCAGTACCAGGCGCGGTAGATGCGGGAGGCCTCCACAACGGTCAGGTCGCGCACGTTCAGCTTGGACACCGGGCCCTGGCGCCACGCCTGAAGGGTCTTCAGCGTTATGCCCAGGTTCGTAGCCCCGCCCGGATCCTTCGGGTGGTCGACGTAGCCGCCCTCGTGCTTCAGCACGACTTGCAGGCATGGCTCGAAGTTGTCCCTCACGCGGAGTCCTTTCGGTGGCGCCACGCCTGCACGGTTGAGACGATGTGCTCGGCGGAAGGCGCGATCAGGTAGTAAGTCGCCAGCAGCCCGATCATGCCGAGCAGCGCGTAGATGACACCGGGTAGGTCTTTCGCCAGCACGCGGTCGACGCACGCTGCGATCAGCAGCAGGCAGGCCACCGTGACGCCGAAGACCAGCAGGCGCCGCCAGGTCCACTTGGACTCCGGCAGGGGGTCTTGCGAGTCGATCACGAGACCGTCGCCCAAAGCTGCACCCCGGCCCAGCCGGCGAAGGCCAACAGGGCGGCCCATATGGCAAGCTCGAGGCGGGCGATGCGGGACTTCACCTCGACGAACAAGTCCTTCATGTCCGTCATCCGCTCCTCGCACCGCTGTTCGTGCTGCGCGGACCACGCCTCGAGCGTGGCGACGCGCTCGCCCTGCGTATGGGGTTGCGTCATGCTCGGATCCGGGTGCGGGAAATTGACGATCGACATGGCCTCGAATGGTGGCCAGACAGCGCGGTTGCTCAACGCACGGGTGCGCGTTACGCCGCCGCGCTCCGGCCGGCGTCCCACTTGCCGCGCCGCCACGTCAGGTACTCGGCCGCCTCCTCGAGCGAGAAAAACGGCTTGATGTAGCGGACGGGGTCGTCGGCATAGTCAGGGTCGATGACGGCGGCCATGGAGCGCGCCCAGTTGGACTCCTTGAACCCCTTCTCCTTGGCGTAGTGATCGAAGTCCTTGTACGTCCCGACCCGGAACCCGTGGCAGAGCCGGGCCGGGTCGTTGTGCCAGATTGGGATGTAACCGCTCGTGTGCCGGTGCCCGCACGCAAGGATGTGATCGCGATGGTCAAACAGCGTTTGACGCACGAGCGCGTGAGCCGGGTTGAATTGCGAACCGCCGGGGAAGTCGTGGCGGACGTTCATCGTGAACTCCGCGCCACCGGGCAGGCACACCCGCATCCGGGCGCCGACGTTTTCATACAGGCCGGGCAGCTTCTTCAGCCGGTGGATCACCTCGGACACGTCGCCCTTCTGCGTGTTCCAGGTGTCGTGATTGCCGCCGACCGTCACCAGCCACGGGATCTCGGTCAGCACCCACTCGATCAGGGTCAGGGCCTGCCGGCTCGTGACCTCCTGATTGGCGTACAGGCCCATCAGCCGCCCGACCCAGTTATTCGTTGTGTCGCCGATGTTCACCGCCATCATGCCCGGCGTGTCCCGGCAGGTGGCGATGTCGCGCTCGAGGTCGGACCACGCGCAGCCAGGGTCGTCGATGTGGGGGTCGCCGAAGAAGGCGACGGCTATGGGGCCGGGCATGGAGATGCGAAGGGTCTGAAGTTTTGCGGCGTCGTCAAACGCCTTGCGCTTCAGGTGCCGGACCTTCAGCTGGTCGATCAGCTCGCGCGCGTTTGGCTCGCCGTCATCCGGCAGGCTATCGACCTCGAAGATCGGGGCGCCAGCTTTCGGCCGGTAGAAGGCCTCGTTCCACTTGAGCCCGTACTTGCGCGCCCCCGTCGCCAGCCGGTTCTCCATCGTCTGGCGACTGATGCCCATGCGCTCGGCCGCCTCACGAACAGCGCCGCGGGTTGTCGAGGAGGGGTTGGGCGGAAAGCCTTCCCCCAGGCACTCGTGAATCACCTCGATCGCACGACGGACCTCGTCCTCGCAGACCTGCGCACCCCTGGTCATTGCTCGATCTCCCGGCACCATGCGGCGCTCTTGTCCGCGCGTCGGTTGCCCTCGCGCCCCCAGGCCGAGAACTCGGCCAGCCATGTCAGGTACGAGGCCGTGGCCACGCGCTCGTCTTCAGTCGCCGGCGCCGGGAACCCGGCAGCGTCCGGCACCCGCGGCTCAGGGCCGGAGCTCCCCGCCTTCACGTCCGGCGGGCACGGGCGCGCCGGCAGACTGGCCGACAACGTCTCGCAACTCGCCAGCCCCAACGAGGCCACGAGGAGCAGAAGGGTCACGGGGCGCATAGACGATCCTCTCGATGGTTCGGCCGGCCTTCATCGCCGCCGCCGCGTTGGTCTTGCAGGCCGCTTCCAGATCGCCCCACGCCCGGTCGGAGTCGGCGGAGATCTGCTTGATGGTCGCCGCGGCCGCGGCCAGGGCGTCGCGGTCCTTGCGAGCGGCCACCTGATAGGCGCCGATGGTCTTCAGGGACTCGGAGTAGCCCCAGCCGAGCAGGGCGTTCGCCGAGAGCGAGACGGCCAGAGCGATGGCGAGGACGCGGGTGATCATCGGTTGCGCCACGTGGCGTAGGCCTGAAACAGAAGCAGCAGCGGCCAGGTCAGCAGCACCGCAGCCACAATCGCGACCTGCTCCTCGACCTCCGGGCGGTCCCTCGGATCGTCGGCCAGGTACACGCCCACCACGAGGCCGGCGCCGAAGGTGACGTAGGCGGTCGTCAGGAGGGTGAGCAGGTCCATGGTCAGGTCTTTCCGGTGTCAGGTTCAGGGTCGCTACGCACAGGCTGCACCGGGTCCTTGGTCCCGTCCTCGCGGAACACAGTCGCCGCCTCGGGCGTGGAAACCAGCAAGCGGCCACCCGCCAGCTTCGCCACCTTCGCGCCCAGAGCCGTCAGCTTCGGAGTGATCGAGCGGCGCTGCATCAGGCGGCCACCCGCACAGGTGCGGCGGGATGTCGCAGGCATTCACCATATTGGGTATTTGCCAGCGGGCGGGCTCTGCCGTGTGATGCCGGCATGAAGATCGAGATGATCGCCGCGTTCCTGGCCACAGCCGCCCTCGTCCGGGCCGCGCAGTCGTCAGCAACCGCCACACACGCCTGCCGCCGGCAAACCAGCAAAGCCCTCGCCATGCTGGCCAGAACCGGGCCGGCCGGCGACGCTGCCATCGAGCACCTGGATCGACGGTGCCGGGTGTGCCGCGGGTGCGTCATGGCCACCTCGGAGGCTTCAGAACCAGAACGGCCGTGATCGCCAGCAGGATCAGGGCCACGGACAGGATGAAGCCGCCGGTCATTCGACCACCCGGTAGGCCACGATGTCGCCAGTGCGCGCGGTCGTGTGATTCCAGCGCAGATCTTCGGAGCGATTGCGGATGCTGATGTCGCCACCCCATAGCTCCACCTGCACGTTCTTGCCCGGCACGGGGTTCTTGCCGCCAGTCCACCGGATCACGTCGGGAGCAGGCGAGAGCTCAGGGTCCGGCGCGGTGTAGCGGGCCTCGATCGCCGCGAGCTCCCTGGCCGCATCCACCTGCGTCAGCGTCACGCCCGTCAGCCAGCGCACCAGGCGCTTGAACTCCAGCAGGTCGTCCTCGGTCAGTGGGCGGGTCATGACAGCACCCCGAACAGCCAGCCGACCGCGTCCTCGATCATGCTGAGAACGCCGATCGTGACGAAGGCGCCAAAGGTCAGGCCGGCGCCGAGCCAGAAGCCGGCGTCCAAGAAGAAGGCCCAGGCGGGCTTGGTACTGGTGTAGGTGATGTTGGTCTCGGAGGTCATGGGTCAGGCCCTTTCCAGACGCCAGCCCTTGGTAGCGTGCAGCTTGATAACGAGGGTGCCGATGACATGGCGGCGGATGATGTGGCGGTCGACCTTGATGGCCGATGATCCAGCAAAGCGGGCCTTGGCCCGCCAGCCGAACTTGCCGCGCTTGACCATGGCGCTGTCGTCGGCGCGTCGGCCGCGGCGAAGGGCCGCCCGGCGGGTCGTGGCGTTGGTGTGGGGCCGGACGCCAGCGTAGAAGGCGGCGTTGGCCTTGGCCTTGGCGTCCAGGCGTGCGGCTTGGAGTTGCGCTCCGGTCATGGGTCAGATCCTCGCGCTCAGAGAGCGGGCAAGTGCGGCCAGGCGGTCCGCGCGCCGAAACTGGCGACCCAGCTGGTAGAGGAGGTTGTTGGCCACGCCGAGCGGCAGCACGTCCTTCGGCTCGGTCTCGCCAGAAGGCGTGATGGACGCCTCCGCAAACAGGCGGTCGTTCAGTCCGGCCAACGCGGACTCGGCCTCGTCCAGCCGGGCGATCGTGGCCGACAGCAGATAGAAGGCCCCATCACTCAGCGAGGTAATGGTCTCGGGAAGGTCTTTGGTCATGGTCGGGTTCCGTGTCGCTATTTGTGACGGGGTATCGGTCGGAAAATTTGTGGGCGGGACACCTACGCGGGGACTCGCAGCGCCGATTTTACCCCCCGCCCCCTCCCGATCACGGCCGGCCAGCATGGGGGGGAGGGTCGACGCCCCTTGACCGGGCGCCCCTGGCAAATGGCCCCTCGCCAAACGGCTCCCGTTCATCGGCATGGCACTAGGGAAGCCCGTCATACTTCACCCGAGTCTGACGGCTTGGCGTCTATCACCTTGTAGGATGGGGCTTCGATGACGCCGGGCAGCCGCTGGTCTAGCGGTTGCCCGGCGATATCGACGGCTCGCGTGATGATCTGGATCAACTGCGACGGTCCGGCCTGCCCCTTGGCGTCCGGTGTGAGCTCGCCCGCAGCGTCAAGGAAGGTGCGCGAGGCCTTGAGTCGGACGTCCTCGGATGCCGCGTTCGTGGCCAGATCGGCGACCGTATGCCAGGCTTTCTCGGTCTGCGAGGCCATCCACGCGCGCTTTACACGTTCCCGCTCATGACGGACGTGCGGCTTCAACAGCGCCTTGGCCAGCGACTCCGTTTGATATCCCGTGCGTTTCGCAGCTTCGGCGACGGTCAACGCCTCATGAACGATCAGGATGATTGCGGATCGCAGCGCCGGGCTTATCCGGCCTTTGCGGATCGGCTGGCCATCCCTTGTCGTCATGTCCAGCACGCCAAACGTCACGCCGTCACCCGCATCTGATCAGCGACTTCGACAGGCGCGAGAACCAGGCGATATCCCAAGGCCTGAATCCACACCTCGCCCATCGCCGAGAGGTGAAGCGCCTTGCGACCGGATGGCTTGTCGCCGTGTTCCAGCTTCGCCGTGTAGCGGTCGGAGAACCCGGCATGTGCGTCCAGCTGTTCGCATGTCATGCCGCGGGCCCGCCTGATCTCTGCCAGGGCGCCGGCCATATCGAGTCGGTTGGTGACGACGTAGACGGGCGGGGGGGAGACGGGCGCCGACTCGGCGACGTCGGACTCACTCGCTGGACTTGCCCTGTAGCTGATCACGCCGGCCGCTCCCGTCGCCATGTGTGACCATGAGACTCTGCGACAACATGCAACGCCGGTTTAACGCCGTGACGTTGGGTGACATTGGCCAGGTCAAGCCATCTCACCGGGCCCGATTTCAACCCGTCACTGACGTCAGGGGTAGAATGAACCCTACAATGGAATATTACCTTTTTGGGGGTATATTAGACTCTAGTGACGCCAGTGACGCCCTGTTTTCCCCTTATGGCGTAAGGGTTTCATTTTGCCTATTTTTTAGGCGTCAGTGACGCCTTGGCCACTTAGTTAACGCCGCACTTAATCTCGCCCCAAGGCGTCACTGACAGGCCCCCCTCTCTAGTGACGCCTTGACGCCCCTGATCTTGCCAGTTCTCGCACCCTCTCGCGCGTAGGCGCGGGCGCCGCCATGGCTGGCCAGGCTGATCCGCGGCCGCGAATGTGACCTGTTGACACAATGGGAAGGTGTGACTAATGGTGACGCCTAGGCGGTCAACGGGACCGCGAGGGAGACTCGAAGATGACCTTTCTGAAAGCCCGCCCGGCTCTGTCGCTGGCCATCGCCGGCGCCGCGCTGTGGATCGGCACGGCCGCACTGGCGCCCGCGCTCTACGGTTTCGCCATGCTTGGCGCCGTGGCGATCATCGTCGCCGTGCTGTGGGGCGCGAGCCGATGACCCGCCCCCCCGTCCGCACCGTGACCGTCCTGCACCTGCTGGGCGAGGCGGTCCTGATCTTCGCGGCCTTCGCCGCTCTAGGCTTCGCGCTTGTCGTCGTCGCCGCCCTTCTCAACCCCACATACGGAGTCTGATCCGATGGCCACGCCATGCAATGAGACTGCGCGCGAGCTCGCGCTGTCGACCGTCAATTTCCGCGAAGTCTACTACGGTCACGCCGTTCCCGTGATCATCGGACTCGCCCGCAAGATCGCGGCCGGAACCTATGACGAAACCAAAGCCGCGAAGGCATGGCAACGTGTCGCAGACGCCGGCGCGCGCCAATACACGACCGAGCACGCCACGCCGTATCCCGACTCGTTCGGCCCGTTCCGCGTGCAGGATCGGCGCGACGCTGTTGCGGATATCGCCGCGCACTACGCCGAACAGGTCGCCGAAATGGCGGCCGATATGAAAGCCGGGCGCCGCAACCGCGTGACTGGCGTGTATCGCGAGGAGCCGCCGGCCGTGTTCGGCGCTGGCGTGTTCGACTGGTCGCACGACGTCAACGGGAATCCGATTGCACTGTTCGATATCCCTGCCTTGGGATACCGCGCGCCGCGGCGCTGCCAGGTCGGATATGGCGACAAGATCAGCGCGGGAGTCCTCGCCTACCTTCGCGACAGATTCCCCGGATGGCGTTTCACGATCGCGCGCACCTATGGCGGCCGTTCGGAACGCCGCGCCTCGCTCGATATCACGGCCGAAAAGGAATGACGCCCGCGAGAGGGGCCCGGTGTTAGCGCCGGTGTCCCCTGTCGCGGGCGCCACGCCCGGAACCCTGACAAGGAGTCCGACCGATGAACGATCAACCGAATCCCGCCGAATTCGCCCTGGCCATGTACGCTACGGCATGCGAGTCCCATATGCGCCGCGACTGGCGCGAAGCCTGCCACGCGCTGGCCAAGGCCTTGCGTCAAGAGCTTGAGTCCAGTGCGAGCCGCGCCACCCTGGCCACGGCCGCGCCTGCGCAGCCCCTGCCGGAACCCGTCAAGCCGGCCGCAAAGCCGCGCGCGGTCAAGGCGACGGCCGGTCACTTCGACATGACGGCCGGCAGCCTGGCCAGCGCCCTGCGCATGCTGGCCAAGGTCTCCCCCGCCCGCTCGACCATTCCGATCCTGTCAACCGTCCTGATGCAAGCGGCCGGCGACGTCCTGACTCTGACGTGCTCCGATCTGGACAAGGCCTTGGCCATCGACGTTACGGCGCCCGGAATTGGCGACTGGCAAGCCTGCGTGAATGTGCGCGACTTGCTGGCCATGGTCGCCAAGGCGGGCAAGGGCGAGGCGGTAAAGCTGCGATACGATGACGCACCGGCCGGCGTGCGCGTGATCATCGGCGCCGTTCAACATGTCATGACGATCTGCAATCCCGCCGACTTCCCGACGCTGGAAACGGGCGAGCTCTACCCGCTCGAGCTCGACGGCGCCGAGATCGTCGAGGCCTTGCGCTTTGTCTCGCCAGCCATGAGCGCGGAAGAAACGCGCTTCTATCTGAACGGCGCCTACCTGGCGCGGCCGGCCGTCAACGGCGCCCACAGGCTTCACGTCGTGGCCACGGATGGCCACAGGCTTCACCGTTGGGAAGGCGAGCCGCTAGACGCCAAGCCGGGCGCCCTGATCGCGGAATCCCCCGTCGGGGGCATCATCATCCCTCGCGATACGGTCAAGGCGATTTTGGCCATGGGTGGCGACGGCGCCGGGCTGACGATGACGGGCAATGCGAAGTATGTGACTGCGACGGCCGGACCGGTGCGCCTGACGTCGCGCCTCATCGACGGATCGTTTCCCGACTACATGCGAGTCATCCCTACGTCGCACGCCTACACGATGACGGCCGACCGTGCAGGCCTGGCGTCGGCCGTGGCGAACGTCGCGACGATCTGCGACACGGACTCGCGCGCGGTCAGGTTCACACTTAACCACGCGGCCGGCTCCCTCGCCTTGGAGGCGCGTAACACGGATGGCGGGAAGGCGGCCGCGACTCTTGACGTCAAGGCGGACGCGAAGGCATGGGGCAAGGCGCACGGAAAGAAAGGCGAGCCGGCGCCGGTTGCGCCCGAGTCGCTGGAATGGGGACTCAATGCGTCCTACGTGCGCGACGCGCTGGCCAGCTTGACGGGCCCGTCCGTCACCCTGGATAGCGTCGCCCCCTCGCATCCCTGTCGCGTGTCCTGCGCAGATGACGCGCGGCGCCTTGTCGTGCTCATGCCGCTGCGCGTGTAGGCGTGGCGCCGCCCATCCGGGCCCCTGTCGCCCCCTGCTGGCCATGCCGGCGGGGGGCGTTGGCGTGTTTGGAGCCGGGGGACTCGGGGTTACGGTCCCGCCGGATCCGCTCCCCCGTCGCTGGCCATGGCGTAGACACTGGCAATCTGGCCAGTCGAGGATTGCACCCGCAAGTGATCCACGAGTCCCGCCTCGACAAGCCCGGCCAGGACGTCACGCCGTTCGCGCTGATTCAGCCGTTGCGTCGCCCGCGACAGGTCGCGCGCGCTGATGCGGCCGCGACGGGCGATGATGCGCAGCACAAGCTGCGACGACGCCTGCGCGTCCGTCTCGGCGACGTAAAGCGCCGTCTCGGCGATCATGCGCTCGCCCGACCACATGGCCAGGTCACGCGCGAACGTGAAGTCCTCGAGCGATACGGCGGGGGACTCGGAGTTACGGCCGATGGCCAGAATCGTCGCGATGCGCAGCGCCATCTCGACACTTCGCGACAACAGCGGAGTCTCATCCGTGCGCCGTTCAATGTCGCGATCGAAGGCGAGCCATGCTTGCCTAGCCGCTTCGCTATGCCAGGGCACGGTCACGGCCGGCTTTTCCGCGGCGCCGCTATGACAGCTCGCGATCATGAGGGGCCCGCCCTTGGTGTAGATGGCCCGCATTTGCGACTCGATGGACTCGGGAACGTCGAAAGGATCGGCGACCGGTTCAGCCGATGCCGGGCGATTCTGCGTCGACAGGACAAGGAAGCGATTCAGGAATCCGTTGTGCATGTCGGCGCCCTGCAGCGCGGCGTAGAATTCCTCGTGCGTCGACACGCCATACAGCGACAGGGCCGGCGCATGGATCGTGCGCGCGGGCTCGCCCGCCCATTCGGGAGTCGTCATGGTCTGAAACGACCGCCCCCATGCCTCGCGCAGAACCTGCGACACGCCGCGCTCATGGGGCGAGGCCTTGCGGTTGTTGACGCGCGACAGGTAGGCGCCGAACTCATCCATCGCGCAGCACGTCAACGGCGCCCGGTCCAGCCGGCGAACGACGGCCGACAGGGACATGAACTGCGAAGGCCCTATGTGCGCGGCCATGCCCGCGGCGTTCAGGACGCGGTTGATCTGGTTCAACGCGTGATCCTTGCCGGCGCCCGTGCGCGCGAGGCCAAGGACATAGAGGTGCGTGCCCGAGCGCGTCGGGCCCGCGTACTTGCGGCCGGCCGCGGTTCCGACGATGGCCAGTGCGGCGCCGAGGGCGAGGCCAGGTTGCGGCCGCGATGACGAGTCCACGATCCACCGGGCGATCTCGCCCACGAGTCCGGGCGCGGCCAGCAGGTGCGCGGGGATCTCGTGCGAAGCCGGGGGACTCGGGGTTACGGACTTTCCGGTCGCCTCCTCGACCAGATCGCCGCTGGCCGTCTCGACGACCATGCGCGGCGGGGGCGCGGGCACGGTGAAGGCGGAGTCGTTGAGCCCCAGCTTCTCGCGCAGCCAGGCGAAGGCGTCGTCGAGGGTCCAGTTGTTGGCGGCGCACAGCAGGTCGAGCGCGGTGTAGGCAACGTCGGCGCCGAAGTCGCGGATGCCGTCCGGGTGCATTTGCAGGTTCAGCTTGCGCTTCTCGAGCGGCTGGCCGGAGCCACTAGGGCGCCAGGTTGCTACCGCCTCGTAGCCGCCACGTCGCGTAGAACGTAGGCCATACAGATCAAGAGCCGGAACCCATGCGTCCAGGTTCGCCAGAGCCGCATCGTTGGTCTCCCGCCACAGGTTAGGATCGTCGTCGTGAACGTCGGACGACGGCCGGCGCGTCTCGCGCGCATGCTCCGCCACCTCCCCGCCCCAGCCCATGCTCTCGAGCGTGTCGTGCAGCCGGTCCAGGCAGGTTTCGTCGAACAGCGGAAGTTCCTCGGCGGCGACCGGGCCGCTGATCCAGCGGTAGGTCGGGCCGTAGGGGTGGATCGACGGGGGCATGACGGTCTGGCGGGTCTGGTTGCCGGTGAGCAGGTCCACAACGCGCCGCTTGTTCTCGAGGTTGTAGCCCCGGCTCTTGATCTCCGGCGGCGCCCGGTAGAACAGCGTCATCCCCTTGGCCCCGACCTTGATCATGGGCGAGGACGGGCATGCCCGGCGGATCTGATCGACCTCGTCATGGTCGGAGGAGTCGATGTCGACGGCGATCAGGCGGTGCTGGCCGATGGCGGTGCCGAGCACGATGCCGACGTTGGCCTCGTCCCACGCCGCCCACGCCCGCATCTCGAACACGGACGGCAGGCGATCGCGGAACCGCGGCCAGTCGGTCATCAGCTTCCACAGGTGCCCCTGCGTGCGCGTGCCCGGCGCCTTGTCGCGTGGTCGCAAAGGTATGGGCGCGTACCCGAGCTCAAGCAGCGTTGGCGCGGCCTGAGCGAACGGCGACGGGCCGGGCGGCTGGCCGGCGGTGGCGGGGTTCATCAGAACGGCGCCTCGTCGCTGGTGTTGCAGCCGATGGTGTCGATCCAGCCGTCCATGGCCTTGTGGAAGGCAGCGGCCACGACCAGGCCGCAGAACTTCTCCCACTGGGCGGGGTTCAGCTTGGCCAGATCGGTGATGCCGATGGCGTCGAGGTAGGCGCCGCCGCGATCTCCGCCGGCGCGGACGCACGCGGCGTCGAGTTTGAATACTGGCGTGGCATCAGTCATCTTGCGCCCCATCTTGTTCGTTGCTTGTGTTCATCTTGCTGATCTCGTCCGTCCATGAGGCCACGACTCGGGCGATCACGGGGTCGAACTCGGCCAGAGCGAAGGCGGATCGGCGCGGGGGCGGGGCGTTCTCGGGGACGGCTGCGAAGCTGCGGTTGGCGATGCCGATGCGGTGGATCTTGCCTATGACCGCGCAGCGGGTGACGCCGCCGCCGATGGCCGAGGCCACTTGAGCGGCGCTCTTGCCGTCTGCCCACAGCTTGCGCAGCGCCTCCACCCTCTCGTCGGTCCAGCCGGCGGTGTGCTGGTTGCTCATGCGCTCACCTCCCGGCGGCCGTGGCGCGTGGTCAGTCGCGGCGGGACGTGCGCGAGCGCGGCGATGCGATCGCACTCGGCCAGCCCGGACTCGGTCAGGAACCAGCCGACGCCCCAGGTGACGCCGACGCCGTCCTTGCCGATCGCCTTGCGGATGCTCCAGACAAAGACGTCCAGCACCTTGCCCGCGTCCGGTTCGTCGCCGTTCGGGTACAGCATGGCCAGAATCCGCTCGCGACTGAGCGTCTTGCCGCGCAGGGCGTGCAGGGACGTCAGCACCGTGGCCGCGCTGGGTGTCAGGGCGAGGGCGTCGCGGAACCGGCGCACCTTGTCCGCCTCCTTGACCGCGCCGAGCTCGCGTTCGAGCAGCCAGTTGTCGTGCTTCAGCTGGTCAATCCGCTCGAGCAGTTCGTGTTCTCGCGCCGGGGTCACGCCGCTTCCTCCTGCTGGGCCGCGCCGAACCGGCGGCCGGTGATCTCGTGCCACTTGCCGTTCCGGCGGGTGATGATGTGAGACGGACGGGTTAGCTCGCCGAAACGCACGATGGCGTCGTCGACGGTCGCGGGCACGGGCAGGTCGCCGCCATGTCGGCGCCACCACTCGCCCGCCTTCTGCCGCGGGTAGCCGCCATGCTCGAGCGCCACCCACTCCGACACGGACAGGAGCCCGGCCAGGTACTCGACCCGGAGCGACGGCGGCGCGGCGAACTTCTCGTGCCGGCGCGGCGTCCAGCCGACGACAGGGTGATCGTTCGACTCCGCCTTCACCTCGCGGCTCAGGATCGGCGCGTCGTCGGCCTCCGCCTCGTGCTCGGCCAGCGCCGGCCACTCGTGCCCGCACACCTTGCACAGTCGCGCGGACAGGCCCGCCATGGACTGGCAGTTGGGGCACTCCTTGGCCCGCACCGTCTCCGGCTTGACCGCGCCCTCCTCCGCCGGCGCCTTCTTGCGCTTGCTCTCGACCTCGATGGCATCGACCGGGCCGTGCCGGCGGCAGTTGCCCGCGAAGTCGAGGATCAGGCAGTCGGCCTTGCCGTCCGCCAGGCGCGTGCCTCGCCCGACCATCTGGACGAACAGCCCGGTCGACAGAGTCGGTCGCAGCATGACGATCATGTCGATCGTCGGAGCATCGAACCCAACGGTCAAAACGTTTGCGTTAGAAAGCGCCCGCAGCCGCCCGGCCTTGAACTCACGGATCAGGTGGTCGCGCGTGCTGGCTTCCGTGTCGCCCGTGATGCAGGCGGCCGGGATGCCGGCGCGGTTCAGCGCCTCGGCGACGTGGTGTGCGTGCTTGACCCCGGCGCAGAACACCAGCCAGGACCGGCGCCCCTGCCCGAACGCCATCATCTCCTCGACGGCCGCGCGCGTCAGCGCCTCCGTGTCCGCCGCCGCCTCGAGCGCGCCGGGTGCGAACTCGCCACCCCGCCGGGCGACGCCGGCCACGTCGATCTCGCTCGCCGCCCGCTTGGAGATCAGCGGCGACAGCCAGCCGTCGTCGATCCCGGCGCCGACCCCGTAGCTGTAGACGACCTTGTCGAACAGCCGCCCGTCGCCCTTGTCC